ATGGCGAAGCAGAACTCCTTCGCGGGGATAGCCGAGCTGCTCGGAGTTCCCGCAGAGTGTATCCTTGTTCAATGTTGCTTTTGTGGGAGATGGATGACCGAAAGGGATAAAATAGACTTTGATTTTAAAAAGTTGGGTTTGATTTTACAGAATAGACAGTTATTGGGTGCCTGTACAGCCTGCTGTGGAGAAAAAGCTGCTGCAGACGTTAGAGCAAATACTACATGTTGTCTGGAGATTGATGGTGCTTGCGCATTGTCAGGAAAATCTGTTTGTGCTTTGCCAGTTCGGTGCACAGTGTGCTTAAAAGAGCTTACTCTCACAGAGAAGTTAGACTGCTGCGCTGCCAGGGTACCCTTACAGTTAGTCAGAGGTGTGTGGCGCGGACCCTGTCGCTTATGCTTTAGAGGATGAGGGGAGACAAACCTTCAATCCAGGATATTGAACTAGACCTACAGGAATTGGTGCTACCAGCTAATCTTTTGGCTGATGAAATCTTAGAAACGGAAGAGGTGGAGCCTCCTCCGGAGTCCCAGGCATATAGGATTGTCACCTGTTGTGGCATTTGTGAAAGGAAGGTCAGGCTGTTTGTGAGTGCCACAAGCAGTCAGATCAGAGTCCAGCAAGAGCTCTTTTTGGCCGGGCTCTCCATTATTTGTGTCGCTTGTTGCCGGGACCTAACTCAACATGGCGGATCGCGATAAAGGTACCGATTACGATTGTGCTTCTGATTCTGTTGACGGGGGGTGGTATTTAGTAAGAGAAGCAGAATGCAGTTCTTTTGATGAATTAGAGCATCTTTTTGAGGTCAGTACCGAAGGTTCAGACATTTCTAATTTACTAGACGATGACTGTGTGGTAAATGAAGGAGAGCATCAGCAGGTGCTTAATGAGCAAATTAATGCGTCTGATGCCCTGCAGATCCAAGCTTTAAAACGAAAGTATTTGACTCCTAGCCCACAGTCAAAAGTCCCAGATCTCAGTCCTCGTCTGGCATCGATTAGTATAAGTCCTAGTAAAAGCAGCAGCAAGCGCCGGTTGTTTGAAGACAGTGGCATAGAAAGTTTACAGCAAAATGAAACTGAAGATATTGTTGAGGGGGCGCAGGTAAATTCTGGCAACGCAGAACCTGCGGGCCAAGACTCTAATGTTAATTTCTTAAGAACCTATAGTTCTGCTGCAGCTTTGTTCACAGCGTTTAAAGATGTGTTTGGGATTGGTTTAAAAGAACTCATGAGACCATTTAAAAGTGAAAAGACATGCTCGCATGAATGGGTAGCCTGTGTGTATGGGGCAAGGGAAGAGGTGATAGAGGGGTCGAAAACATTGCTGCAGCAGCATTGTGATTTTTTTCAGATGAATATTAGGACAGGTGCTTTGGGATTTCTAGTGCTGTATTTGTTGTCTTGCAAAACTGGCAAGAGTAAGGAGACGTTGAAGAAAATGCTGATGACAGTGCTTAATGTGTCAGAGAGACAGATTTATGCGGACCCTCCCAGAAACAGGAGTCTCCCTGTTGCATTGTTTTTTTATAAGAAAGGGATGGCGGGAGATTGTTTTAAACACGGGGCATATCCAGATTGGTTGGCTAAGCAGGTGCTTGTTACTCATCAGGCAAGGTCCGAGACATTTGAATTGTCTACTATGGTCCAATGGGCATATGACAATAAGTACACAGATGAAGCAGAGATAGCTTTTCATTATGCACGTTTGGCAGAGGAGGATGCAAATGCAGAGGCTTGGTTAAAAAGCAACTCCCAAGCTAAATATGTCCGAGATTGTGCGCAAATGGTGAAGCTGTATCTTAGACAAGAAATGAGGCAGACTACTATTTCTGAATGGATTGACAAGTGCTGCCAGTCAGTGACAGAGGACGGTGACTGGGGGGATATTATGCGCTTCTTAAAATATCAGCAAGTCAATTTCACTCAGTTTTTAACTGCCATGAGAAATGCTTTAGAGGGTAAACCTAAAAAAAACTGCTTAGTATTTTATGGGCCTCCAGATACTGGCAAGTCATATTTCTGCTTTAGTTTGGTTAGTTTTATGCAGGGGAAAGTGGTGAATTTTATGAATAGCAAAAGCCATTTTTGGCTGATGCCTTTGACAGAGACTAAGATGGGCATGTTGGATGATGCCACCCATGCATGCTGGTCCTTTATTGATACTTATATGCGCAATGCTTTAGATGGTAATCCTGTTTCAGTAGATTGCAAACACCGTGTCCCAGTTCAAATCAAATTACCACCCTTGCTGATTACTTCCAACATAGATATTTTTGCTGAAGATCGCTACAGATACCTATACAGTCGGGTGCAGGCATTTAAATTTCCCAACCCCTTTCCCTTTACACCTTTTAATAAGCCAGTATATTCCTTGACTAATGCTAGCTGGAAATCTTTTTTCATAAGGCTCCGCAAACAATTAGGCCTACAGGAGCCTGAGGAGGACCAGCAGGATGGAGAATCTGAGCGATCGCTTTGATAACCTGCAGGAGACACTCTTAGACCTCTATGAAAAAGGCAGCCAAAATCTGTGTGATCAAGTTATCTACTGGGAGTGCAGGAGAAAGGAGAGTGTGATGCTGCACTTTGCCAGAAAACAGGGCATTGGTCTCTTGGGAATGACCGCTGTCCCCTCTCTGGCCTCAAGTGAATCTCAGGCTAAGAAAGCAATTCTGATGTGCTTGATGCTTCAGTCTTTGCAAGCAACTCCTTTTGCAGATGAAAAGTGGTCAATGACTGATTGTAGCATAGAAGTGGTGGAGGCTGCTCCTAAAGGCATGCTGAAAAAGGGGCCTAAGTCAGTGGAGGTGTGGTTTGACAAGGACCCCCAGAACTGCTTTCCATATACTTTGTGGTCATACATCTATTATCAGAGTGTGGATGGACAGTGGAGAAAAGCAGAGAGTCAGGTGGACTATGAAGGGATTTTTTTTGTGGACTCTGATGGTGAGGTGCGCTATTATTGCAAATTTGGGGTGGATGCTGCTCGGTTCGCTACAACTGGTCAGTGGCTAGTCAAGCTGGGATGTAAAACAATCTATGCCTCTGTTTCTAGTTCCTCCCCGGAGGAACAGCTCAGGCAAGCCTCCGACTACCAGCAACCCACCAGCAGCCGAGAGTCCCCGTGGGAGGACAGGCAGCCAACATCCACCACCCCTACCCCCCAGCAACGGGCACAAACCCAAGCCCACAGAGGAGGGCGCAGTCGGGGGAGAGGGATCCGGACCCCGTCGCCGGGACAAGGAGGACGAAGAGGAAGAGGAGGAGCCTCGGGGTGCGGTAGGGGGTCGCCGGGTGTCCTTCCCAGACTTGACCTCTGGGACGTTCACTCCCCCCGAGGAGACCTCGGAGGAAGAAGAGGCAGAGTCCGACGAGGAAGAGGAGGAAGAGCCGGGCCGCCACGACTCTCTCCTTTCATCCCTATTGAACAAGTGGGGCAAGGACCTGGACGATCTACAGGAGAAGGTCTGCGCCGACCTGGAGAAGACCAGAGAGACTCTGGGTATCCCTCCAAGCCGCCCCAAACACCCGTAGTTGTTGTTAAGGGCCCTGGGAATGCTTTAAAGTGCTGGCGCAGGCGGGTTAAGCATAATCACCCTGATGCATTTGCTGCTATATCTACTGTTTTTTCATGGATAGAAAAGGATGGGCCTAACAGAATAGGGAGACATAGATTGATGATAGGATTTGCAAATGAACAACAATTGTATGATTTCCTTGACATTGTGAGATTGCCAAGGGGATGTGATGTATCCAAGGGGTCATTGGACTCTTTGTGAATTGTGAATTGGTCACAGCTGTTGCGTTTTAGACACGGACTGTTGATAGTATATTTTTGTATGGTTTTTATACTTTTATATCCACTTTTTGTACTGTTATTTTTTTATATACTGAGACTGAGAGAGGCAGTTACTATTGCTTATATTGTTTGTAATTGTTACAGTGACAGTTGCTTTATTGTGTTGTGTCCACAAGCTCACACCAGCCACGAGGTCATTTACCACCTGAGTTCCACAGTCTGTAATCCACCAGACCATCTACTTTGCTTTTTTCTATTCTTTTCTGCTGCTTTGCTTGCTTTCTCTATTAATCCACTAACCGAGAGATGCCGCCCCGGTCCAAAAGGACTAAAAGAGATTCTGCAGGGAATCTGTACAAACATTGCCTACTTGGAGGAGACTGTATTCCAGATGTTGTCAATAAATATGAGAACAAGACTCCAGCCGATAAAATTTTGCAAATTGGTGGAAGCCTCACTTATTTTGGGGGGCTGGGCATCGGCACCGGAAAAGGCACTGGGGGGACCACGGGGTACAGACCACTCGGGGGGGACACTGGTGTCAGAGTGGGTGGTGCACCTAGTGTCATACGCCCCAATGTACCCATTGATCCTGTGGGCCCAGTGGATGTGCTGCCCATTGACACCCTTTCCACCAATACAGAGGTCCCCTCCGTCATCCCCATGGTTGATGAGGGGTCAGTTCCCCCAATAGGGGCGGAGGTCGAGATTGTGGGTGAGGCTGGAGTCACGGGGGGCGGCCCTCTCAGTGGACCCACTGTCTCCTCTACAAGTGAGGAAACTGCTATTCTTGAGGTAGGGTCCTCATCCTCCTCCACTCCTCGTCAACGAGTTTCCAGACAGCAATACAATAATCCTTCCTTCACTCCTCTCACTCACAGCACTCCCACGGTAGGGGAAGCAACACTTGGGGACAGTATTCTAGTCTCCCAGGACAGTACTGGGACCATCGTGGGTGGTTTTGGGTTCACTGCTGGGCCACGTGCAACAGAGGAAATAGAACTGCAAACATTTACTGGGCCCAGGTCAAGTACCCCCCGCACACAGGAGACTGGCCTTTATGAGACAGTGAAAGGCCTTGGCGGCCGAAGATATGTACAAGTACAGGTCAAGGAGCCTGAATTTTTATCTAAACCGGCCTCGCTGGCACAGTTTGGGTTTGAGAACCCTGCATTTGAAGGGGATGGTTCCTTCACATTCCCGGTGTCAGAGGATGTAGAGGCTGCCCCTCATTCTGCCTTTCAGGATGTGCAGAATTTAGGAAGGGCACGCTATACCAGAGGTCCAGGAGGCCGTCTGCGGGTCAGCAGAGTTGGCACGAGGGGTTCCATGAGGCTGCGCAGTGGCACACATATTGGGCAAAGGCTTCACTTTTACCAGGATCTCAGTACTATTGACCCTTATGCAGGGATAGAGCTTTCAGTCTTAGGGGAGCAGTCAGGGGACAGTACTATAGTTTTAGGGTCCTCTGAAAGCACATTGATTGATGTGCCACTAGGAGATGAAGAGGAAGCCCTACTTGTAGATGAGTTAGAAGAGGATTTCAGTAATGCTCAACTATCTTTCACTAGTGCACGTGGCAGATCTGTAATTGTTGAGCATCCAACCAGCACCCCAGAAATAACAAAACCAGTGGTGGGGACAGATATTGGTGAGGGGATATTTGTGTCACACCCGGATGCAGATAAGGGTGTTATGTGGGCTATACCTAAAGACACACAGGACAGAACACATGTACCTACAGATGGTCAACCCTCTTTGTTATGGGACCCATCTACTGGCACATTTGACCTGCATCCGGGACTCCTGAGATGGCGAAGGAAGAGGCGAAGACGCCATGATCTTTAACTTTCTTTTGCAGGACAATGGCATATTGGGTCCAGCCTCAAGGAAAGCTGTATTTGCCACCACCTAAGCCAGTGGCGAAGGTTATGAGCACTGATGAATATGTCACTCCAACGTCCATTTACTATCATGGTGGCAGTGAACGCCTGGTGACTGTTGGGCATCCCTACTACCCCATCTTGAGCACAGACGACAATAAGGTTTTGGTACCTAATGTGTCTGGTAATCAGTATAGGGTGTTCAGAGTTATGTTTCCAGACCCTAATAAGTTTGCTTTGGCAGACCCTAACATTTACAACCCTGAGACAGAAAGATTGGTATGGCGTTTGCAGGGACTCCAAATAGGCCGGGGAGGGCCTTTGGGGGTTGGTACCACTGGAAATCCATTATATAACAAGTTCAAGGACACTGAAAATCCCAACACCTACAACACTTCCACAGCAGATGAAAGGCAAAATGTGTCCATCGACCCAAAACAGACCCAGCTCTTTATTGTGGGATGTGTTCCCTGCACAGGGGAGCATTGGGATGCTGCAAAGCCTTGTGCTGATGCTAACTTTCAAAAGGGGGACTGTCCACCCTTGGAGCTGAAAACAACCATCATTGAGGATGGTCAAATGTGTGACATAGGTTATGGGGCTATGAATTTCAAAGCTTTGCAGGAAGACAAATCAGGGGTGCCTTTAGAAATTTCACAGAAAACATGCAAGTGGCCTGATTTTTTRAGGATGGAAAATGATAAATATGGGGACGCTATGTTTTTTTATGGCAAGAGGGAGCAGCTGTATTGCAGACATTTTTTCACAAGACAAGGCACGAATGGGGAAGAGATCCCAAAGGATTTATACTTGCCTGGTGGCTCTTCTCCAAAGGATAAACCTTCTTTGGTTAATTATAATGGCACACCTAGTGGGTCTTTGGTAACCAGTGATTCACAGCTATTCAATAGACCCTTTTGGTTACAAAATGCCCAGGGCAAAAACAATGGGGTATTATGGGGGAATCAAATGTTCCTGACAGTTGTTGACAACACAAGGAACTATAATTTTACCATAAGTCAGGGCACGCAAGAACTGCAGTCCTTTGATCCTCAAAACACCAAGCAATACTTAAGGCATACAGAAGAATATGAGGTTTCTTGCATTTTGCAGCTTTGCATTGTAAAGTTAGAAGGAGATGTTTTAGCACACATTAATGCTATGAATCCTGACATTCTAGAGGATTGGAATTTAGGGTTTGTTCCTGCACCACAGACAGGTATTGAAACTGCATACAGGTACCTCACTTCAAAAGCTACTCGGTGTCCGGACAGTGAGCCAGAGAAGCGTAAGGAAGATCCGTATGCTGGTATGAACTTCTGGCAGGTCAACCTGCAGGAACGGTTATCTAATGAACTTGATCAGTTTCCTCTGGGCAGGAAATTTCTGTATCAAACTGGCCTTAAACAAAGGTCCACCAGGGCAAAGGTCACAAAAAGGACAGCCACCTCATCTCCGAAGCCCGCGAAGAGGAAGCGCGCCAATTAAAATAAATTTGAAATGAGTTGTGTCTATTTTTTAAAGCTGTAATAAATAAAGTATTTTGTTTGAAAAACATGGCCGCCCTTTTTCTGCATAGTCATGATGACCGAAATGGATGCCAGGTGAGTAAACCCTCTCGCCTCAGATATAAATCCCTGTTTTGGCACAAGGTAGGTCTAAGTCTTGCCAAGAGCCCTGTCAGCGCAATCGGTCGTTGCCTGAGCTCGTCTTTGACAACGCTCCAACTTGGCAACAGCATCAATCAACACAACCGTTTGCGGTTCAGACCGAAAGAGGTTGCCAACAAAAAGGTAAGGCGGTGATTGTTGCCAACCACCATTTCTAATCTTGTTCTAACAAAGTACCGGGAACGGTTCTCTATAAAAAGAAGAGAAAGTCTCAGGTTTCAAGCAG